TGGCACTGCTGACATTTAGCCTTGACTGTAGACTGCAAAGAAGACGCCGGTTTTATCTGGCGTCTTTTTTCGTGCCCGAAAGGTGGTGTGGATACATTGAACGTCTATTGCGACAATGAGGAATGCGAGTACAATGACCGGCAGGCGTGTACAAAGCACAAGATTTTCTATATCAAGCGCAAATGCAGAACATTTCGCCGGCGGCAGGTTGTCCGGGCGGTGGATTTAATGCGAACGAATTTTAAGCCGGGCTGCAGAAAAGTAGGCGGGAAATATGTATCCTCCAGCGCACGTGTCTTTTCTTAGCCAGGACAAAAATCAAGAAGGGAGAGTGGTGATTATGTATGTCTGCAAGGGAGCTGGCTGAGCTAGATTATATGGCTGGGATGAAGTACAAGGATATTGCGTCCAAGTATGGAGTCAGCATCAACACGGTTAAGTCGTGGAAGACCAGACATCAATGGGATAGATCACCGGGAAGAAAGAAACAAAAACGCTCCGTTGAGAAAAAGAAAAAGGTGCATACCAAAAAACGCACACACGAAACCCCGGAACAAATCGAGAACCGCGAAAAAAAGCAGGAAGCAATGAGAGCACTGGTCAAATTCGACTGGGAGCAGGAAAGACAACGGTTGTTCTGTCTTTACTATATGCAAACTCACAACGCAACATCTTCTTATCAACGCGCGTACGGGTGTACGAGGGCGGCGGCCGCTGCTTCTGGTTGCCGGTTGCTAAAGGATGATAAAATCCGAATGCGCATCCAGCAGATGAAGGATGAGCGGGATGCAGGAATATTGCTTCGAGCCACTGATATTGTGGAGCTTTATATGCGTATTGCCTTTGCTGACATCAGCGAATTCGTTAATGTCAAGGGTGGCAGATACAGCGTGAACGATTTAAGCGAGGTTGATACCCAGCTGATAGAGAGCATCAAGCCTACTCAGGATGGAGCTGTCATTGTTCAGCTGAATGACCGGATGAAAGCTTTACGGTGGCTGTCTGATTACTTCGAGCTTAATCCGCGTGATGCGCACAAGGTTGAGTATCAGCGCAAGATGGCTGAGCTCAGGGAAAGAGAGCTATTGAGCAAGGAGGAAGGCTGGTAATGGCAAAGCCATGGGCAGTCAGCTTTTATAACAGCAAGGCTTGGCAGGATTTACGCTGGGCCAGAATTCTGGAAGAACATTTCTGCTGCCAGGAATGTGGGAAAGATTTCACCCTGAATCCTGCAGAACTGGTAGGCCATCACCGGGAAAAATTAACGCCGGGAAATATCCTGGATAAAAATGTGGCATTAAATCCGGGCATGATAAAAATTGTGTGCAAAAAATGCCATGATAAAGAGCATAAGCGTTTTGGGCAGAGTGTAGCCAGAGAAGTTTACCTGGTGTATGGACCTCCATTGTCCGGAAAAAAAACTCTCGTAAATCAGCTGGCAGAGCGTGGCGACATTATCATCGACATTGACTTGCTTTGGGCAGCGGTGTCAGGGTGCGAGCTTCACGACAAGCCAGATAACATTGCTCGCAACGTGTTTGCTATGCGTGACCTGCTCATTGACCAGGTGCGCACAAGAACAGGCCGGTGGGAGAGCGCGTACATCATCGGTGGGTATGCGCGTAAGATAGAGCGCGAGCAGCTGGCGGCGCGGTTAGGTGCCTCGTTGCTCTTTGTTGGTGGCGAGCCGGATGAGCTGAAAGCAAGAGCGGGGGCTCTGGGCGTTCATAGCCAGGAGTGGTGTGGCTATATTGACAAGTGGTTTAGGGAATATCAGGAATGATTCTCGCAGACGATCCCCCCCGTCTGCGCCATTCAGCAGTTATTCTGCAAGACCAGCGCCCCCACCTAGAAAACATACGCATCGAAATTTTGACTTTTTTCCGGAGCTTTTTTGAATCCGAATGAGCTTTTTGGAAAGCAAATAAGAACAGGCGAAAGGAGAGCTTGGTATGAGCAATAGAACGCAGGCAGAACAGGCGGAATATGAGCGCATCCGCGCTCTGTTTTCAGCTGTTGATGAAAACCAGTTGGCCCTGGTAGATGGTGCTATCTGGGAGGCGGCAAGGCTCAGGACGGAGCTGGATAGCTTGCATGTGGTTGTAAGCAAGTCGGGGCTGGTGAAATATGACCCGTCAAACCCATCCCGTCAAAAGGAGCTGCCAGTTTCCAGAATGCTGCCAAAGGTAAGAGCTGGGTACACGAATATCATCTTCAAGCTTGCCAGGGTGCTTGGGGCTACTGTTTCCGAGGATGATTTGGGGATGGATGAGTATGAGTGAGGAACACAGCTGGATCCGGGAATATTGGCAGGGCATAGAGTCAGGTGACATCATCGTTGGCTATTATGTCCGGGTGCAAATGGAACGTCTTGTGTCCGAGTTGGACAACCCTGCGTACAAGATTGACCTTCAGGAGAGCCAGAAGCGAATCAACTTCATCGAGCGCGAATGTCGCCACTCCGAGGCTCCATTCGCTGGCAAGCCGTTTAAGCTTCTTCTGTTCCAGAAGGCCATCATAGAAGCCATATTCGCAATATTGCGCTGGAATGAGGAACTTGGACGTTATATCCGCAAGTACCAGGAAGTGATTCTGGTGCTGGGGCGCAAGAACGGCAAAACCCCGCTTGCCAGCGCCATCAGTCTTTCTGAGTGGGTATGTGGGGAAATGGGTACCAAGATTCTTTACGGATCCAACGATTATGACCAGGCTGATTTGCTGTATATGGCCACGGATGCAATGCGAGAGGCGGCGCCAAAATTGGCCCGATGCACGCGCCGGAACCAGAAGGGTATCTTTTGGGGCGGACGCAAGCAAAGAAGCAACACGGGAAAGTTCAGTTCCCAGAATAAGGGGAGCATCCGCAAGCTGTCAGCACGTACCAGCGCCAAAGAAGGTAAAAACATCAAAGTGGGTATTGTCGATGAAGTCCACGAGATGAAGGATAATACCTTGGTAATGCCAATAAGACAGGGCCTGTCAACACAGGATGAGCCGTTATACATCGAGATAACCACTGAGGGCTTTACGGATAACGGTTATCTGGATGAGCGCCTTATCTTGGCCAAGCAGGTACTGGAAGGCGAAGCCGAAAAGGATAATCTGCTGATATTCTGGTACACCCAGGACAGCGAGGAAGAAATCTGGCGCGATGAGAAATCATGGTATAAATCAAACCCTACCCTGGGAGAAGTGAAAAAATGGAGCTTCCTGCGGGGGATGGTGGAAGATGCCCGCATGAGTGCCAGTACAAAGGCGTTTGTTCTGGCCAAGGATTTCAACATCAAGCAGAATACAGCTGCAGCATGGCTGAGTGCAGATGTTATCGACAATCGGGGAACCTTCGATGTCGAGGAACTAAGAGGACAGTTCTATATCGGCGGTTTTGATTACGCTGAAACAACTGACCTGTGTGCTGCCAAGGCGGTTTTTGTTGATCCGTGGACGCTGCAAAAAAAGTGTCTTGGTATGTATTTCATTCCAGAGGTTAAGGCGGATGCCATCATCATGGACGAAAATGCAAACCACATGAACCCGGAGCAAAAGAATTACCGGGCATGGGCCGACCAGGGGCTGGTTACAATTTGCCCAGGCACAGAAGTTGATCCAGAAATGGTATCAGATTGGTACATTAGCTTGCTGGTTAATCTGGACTGCAGGCCGCTTAAAATAGGCTTCGATAACTGGCACGCAAAGCAGCTGAAGGATAACTTGTCTGACGCTTTCGGCGCCGAAGTGCTGGAAAAAATAAAGATGGACTTCCTAAGCCTGAACGGGCCTATGGCGTCCTTGGAATCAGATCTGACGTACAAAAAATTAAACTACAACAACAATGAGATAGACAGGTGGTGTCTGGGGAATACGGCATTCAAGCTTAATAGCATGGGTTTGAAAATGCCGGTAAAAGTATGGAACCGGGCCAAAAACCGAATAGACGGCACACTGGGGCTGCTGACGGCATACGCTGCATATAGCCGTTTCAGCTCGAACTATTTGAGCCTGCAGAAAACAGTAGTGCCACCACCAAAGGAGGTGAATACATGATTTGGAATTACTTGCAGAACCTTATGGATAAATTTCGGGGGCGGCAGCAAGTTCGGATGCTGAGTGAAGTGATGTCTGACAGCAGGGCAATTTTTACCAGCTTCGGTAATAACATCTACATGAGTGACTTTGTAAATAACTGCATTGACCGTATTGCTACGGAAATCAGCAAAATCGAAATAATGTCCGTGGTTCTGACAGAAAACAGTGTTATCAGGCAGAATGATGACATAAGCCGTCTTTTCCGCTTTCAGCCAAATCCTTTGCAGACGACAAAGGATTTTTTAAGTTGCTGTGAATGGCTAAGGCGCAAGCATTGCAACTGCTTCATCTATCCTGTATGGGAGCCTGTCAAAGATGCCAGGGGGCGGGAGTACCGCCGGTATAAAGCATTCTATCCGCTGAACCCACAACACGCCGAATTAGGTCATTTTGAGGATGGTCGCTGGGCCATTCGTTTTGTATGGCGGGATGGTACAGAGGATACATTGCCATATGATTCAGTTGTTCACCTGCGATGGAGACGCGGCACAAGCACTATCATGGGCGGCGGTGACGATAACGGGCAAGTAGATGACCGAAACACCATGCGTTCCCTCCGTGTATTGGATGAAGTGTTGCAGGGCCTTCCTGCATCCATAAAGGCAGGGTTACAACTGAACGGCGTATTAACAGCCAAAACCTTGGCAGACCAAGTTAAGCTGAAGCAGGAGGCAGATGATTTTGAAAGCCGTATAACATCCTCCAAAAGTGGTATTGTGGCCATCGACCTTGCCGGAGATTTTACACCTATCAACAAGAAAATAACGGTGGTGCCAAAGGAAATACTGCAGTTCCTGAAGGATATTGTGCGTGAGCGTTATGGAATCAGTGATGCCATAATGAGCGGTGACTATGACGGTGACCAGCACAGTGCTTTTTACCAGTCCTGTATAGAGGACTTCATTGTGGAGTTCGAGCAGGCTATGAGCTCACATCTGTTTACGCAGCGCGAAAGAGATGTGGGACATCGTATCAAGGGATACTACAGCAAGGTTGAGTATTTCAGCGCCAAGGATAAGGCTGAGCTGGCAAAGCTGGCCACCTCCACTGGCCTTATGACACTCAACCAGCTGGCTGAGTTATACGGTATGCCACCATTTGAGGGCGGTGACCGCCGCATCCAGTCCCTTAATTACGCTAATACAGATATTGTTGATCAATATCAGATAAAGAACGCTATAGGAGAGGAGATGCCAAAGGATGGGGAAGAATAAACCCAAGGAAGATAGACGTACAATTTTACGATGCTATTCCGGGCAGGAGTTCCGGGCAGCGGAAGAAGATGGCAAGAAGGTCATAGAAGGCCACCCTGCAATTTTTGACAGCATCACCCAGATTGGTAACTGGTTCAAAGAGGTTATTGAACGCGGGGCCTTCGATAAGACTGACATGTCTGATGTTGCTCTTTTTGTTAATCACGATGCTGAAAAGATACCACTGGCCCGTAGTCGCCGGAATAACGGCAACAGCACCATGACGCTGAAGGTAGACGAAAAAGGACTCTTTATGAGGGCTGAGCTGGATACAGAGAACAACGAGGAAGCCAGCAAGCTCTATTCGGCCATCAGCCGGGGAGATATGGACGGCATGAGCTTTGCTTTTCGCGTCAAGGATGAAGAATGGGAAGACCTGGACGAGGAAATGCCAATGCGCCGTATTAAGGCCATCAGCAAGGTTTTTGAAGTATCTGTAGTCACGTATCCTGCATATGAGGATACTGATATATTTGCCCGTTCTGATGGGCGGCTGCTGGAGAGCGGCGAACAGGCGTTGGAGAACGCCCGTCAGAAACATACGCTGGAGAGCGAAAGCCGTAACAACAAAAAGGCCGCAATCGAATGTTTGCGGTTGAAAAACCGAATCATGGGAGGAAACTGAAATGAATCTTAAGGAAATGATTAAGCGCAAGGAAGAGCGCAAGGCTGTTTTAGTGGCAAAGTCCGAAAAGTGTGAGAATGTGGAGGAGCTTCGTTCCATCCACGAGGAGCTGCAGGCTCTTAATGAGGATCTGACTGAATTAAGAGCGCTGCAGACCAAGCAGCAGGAAGCAGAAGCCAATGCTAAGAGTGCTGAGCAGCAGGAAGCTGAGGCACGCACAGATGCTGTCAACAATGAGCAGGAGATGCGTAATAAGCAGCCTGAGTTTGTTCCAGGCAAAGGCTTTAGTGCCGTACACCCTGAGGGCCGTTCTTCTCTCGAAAGTGAGTTTGAGAAGCGTGAGAACGAAGGTAAAGCCCTGAAGGAGAACCGTAGCGTAGAGAGCCCATTAGGCTTTAGGAGTGAGCTTCGCGCCGTATCCGTTGGTGATGGTTCCACAATCATTGTTCCAGCAATGAGCGGCAAGGAAATCAACCCTACCTTTGAGGTTGTTTCCAGCTTAGTGGATGGCGTAGATCATCTTGCCCTGCATGGCGGTGAGTCCTACAAGGAAGCATATGTTGCCAGCATTGCATCTGGTGATTACACAGCTGAAGGCAACGCAGCGGCAACAGCTGATACCACTTATGCTTACGCCAACATGAACAAGGCTAAGATTACAGCTTACAGTGAGGTAACTGAAGAGCTGCTTAAATTGCCTGATGCCAACTATGCTGACAATGTATTCCAGAATGTTCGTACATCCCTGCGTATGAAGCTCAGCAAGCAGATCCTTGTCGGTGGTGGCGGTACCAATCAGATTGTAGGTATCTTCGATGATGGCGCAACTGCCATTGATGCCAGCACTGACCTGACACTGAGCACCATTGATGATACAACCTTGGATGAGATTGTATTCAGCTATGGCGGCAGTGAGGAAGTTGAGGGAGCTGCAGTTCTGATTCTCAATAAGCTTGACCTGCTGGCTTTTGCCAAGGTTCGCACCAGCACTAAAGAGAAATTCTACGACATTAAGAGCAACGGTAACACTGGCTTCATCAATGGTATCCCATACATCATCAACAGTGCCTGCGCTGCATTGACCCAGCAGGCAACTGAGGGCGGTTCCTACTGCATGGCTTATGGTAACCTGAAGAACTACAAGCTGGTAGAATTCAGTGCTACCGAGGTTAAGCGTTCCACCGATTACAAGTTCAAGGAAGGCATGATTGCCAACCGTGGCGTAACCATGATTGGTGGTAATGTAGTTCACAAGAACGGCTTCATCCGTGTTAAGAAAGCTACCACAATCTAAGACTAATAAATAGCGGGCGTGTCCAAGTCGGACACGCCTTTGCTGTTTCTGGAGGTGAGAAAATGAGCACTGTTTTAAAGCCTTTCATTGACAAGAACACTCACATCCCATATCGCATTGGGGATGTGTACCCGAATGAGGATAAAGAGCGCGTTTCCTTTCTGGCTGAGGCTGGCTACATCACTTCGCCTAAAGCGGAAACCACCGTAGCCGAGCCAGAGGTTGAGCCTGAAGCCGAGCCAGAGGTTAAGCCTGAAGCCAAGCCAGAGGCTGAGCCAGGTAAAACCGGAAAAGGCAAGGGCAGAACCAAAGCAGGTGGGAAAAAATGACGGAGCAGGAATTGGCCAGGCTCCTGCACATTGATGAAGACGATGATTTATCAATCGCCAATGCTGTTATGCATCAAAAAGCAGCTGAAGAGTACCTCGCAGGGGCAGGCGTAACCGTGGATTACAATTCATCCCTGTATAAGCAGGCTGTCATTGTGTTAGTAACACGCAGCCTTGACCGTCCTGACATGCTGACCAAGTTTGATGATATGCCTGGTAGCGGAATTGTGGCCATCATAGCCCAGCTTCGCCGCCATCAGGTAGCAGAAAGCGAGGTAGAACATGAATGACGGCGTATTCCAAAACGATGCTCCTTATCGTGTTGGCCATCTTAATAAGCGGGTTAATCTGTTGAAGCTTGCAGAGACAGAGGATGAATACAATCTGACTCATCAGGAGATGGTAGATGCCATCGGCCATAAAATATGGGCCAAGATTGAACCTTTACGCGGAGCGGCTTATATGGAAAACCATAAAGAGGGTGTGAAGGATACTATTCGAATAACCATCCGCTACCGGGCGAATGTAACTACGGATATGTTCGTCAGATATCGGGATAAGGTATACACGATTGATACCATCATTGACCCTGCTGAAGCTCACGCTAAGCTGGAGCTTATGTGTAAAATCCGCGAGATGGGTGAAAACCAGATCGAACAAGTTACAGAAGAGGAACCAGCTGAAGAGCCAGCATCTGGCGAGGAACCAGTTGGAGGTACTGAACTATGAGTCCTGAAGAATTTTGCGGAAAGCTATCTAGAGCCCAAAAAGAGTTTCCCCTTGCAACTGAAATGACACTGGAGCAAGGTGCCCAAACGATGGTTAAAGCCCTTAGAAAGAATTCTCCAACCTCAAAGAAAAGAAGACGCAAAATTAAGAGAAGCTGGCGCATGGAGATGACTTCTGATTTTTCGGGAACCCCAGAAGCGCATATATACAATAAATCACCACATTTTCACCTGGTAGAACGCGGACATATCCAAAAAACACGTGGAGGTCGCGTCACAGGATTTGTTCAGGGTACGCATTTTGTTGAAAAAACGCTAGATGATGAGGGTTCTGATATTCAGAAACAAATGGGCGAGAAGCTGCTTAAAGCCCTGGAGGGGGTATTACAGTGAGTAAACGCTATCGACACCCTGCACAGCTCCAACAGTCTGACATAATCAAGGCTGTGGCTGCGCTGCTTAAAGCAAAGTTCGGCTGCAAGGTGTATGCAGATGAAGTGCTGGAAGGGTTCAAAAAACCTTGCTTTTTTATCAAGTTCATCACCACCACGCGCCGCCAGACGAAGTACACCTTCAAGCGGACAATATCGGCCATCCTGACTTACTTTCCAAAAGATGAGCAGCGCAATGAAATCCATTACCTCGACATTTTCGAGCAGATACATGGGCTGTTTGTTGACGGGTTTAGGGCGGCGGACCGGTACCTGCATGTTGGGCGGATTTCCGACTCTCGCGTCGGTGATGATGCAGATATTCTGCAAGTAACATTGAGTATAAGCTATCTGGATTATATCCAGCGGCCACACTCTGAGCATTACATGGAAGATGTGAAGTTGAAATTTGAAAATGTCCATGGCCCGCGCGATGTGGAAGTCATTGCACGGGAAGAGGATGAAGAATAATAAAAGGAGTGAATTAAATGGCACATTTAGGCATGCCTAGTATTTCCATTACGTTCCAGGAAAAAGGCATTGAAGCTATTGAACGCAGCAAGCGCGGCATTGTTGCACTGATTCTCGAAGTTGAGCCAACGCTCTACGCTAAACTGTTCACACAGCATACTTACGAGGATGAGACTATTGAGCCTTTGAGTGTACCAGAGGTTATCTACACCACCGATGACATCCCTGCAGAGCTGGATGCAGACAACAAGGACTACATCACGAAATGCCTGTTGGGGTATCAGAAAACCCCATATCGCGTGAAACTGTACTTCCAGGAGAAGAAACTGGACAAGACGATTCCGGGCGAAGAAGGAGAAGACCCTGTTACCATCACGGCGGAGGAACAGAATGCGGCAGCAGATAAGTTCGCACCGACACTCAATATCCTTGCGGCAGACCGCTGGGATTACCTGGCTATTCCTACGATTCGGACAGAACAGCTGGAGAGCGTTGGCACCTGGCTGAAAACCAACCGCGAAAACAAATACAAGCGCTCCAAAGTTGTGCTCCCCGGCTACAATGGCGACTACGAAGGCATTATCAACTTTGCCAATACGAAAATCGCTACGGCAACGAAAGAGTACACGCCGGCAGAATATACTGCCCGCATTGCTGGCCTGATTGCCGGCACACCGATGACCATTTCCGCCACCTATGCGCCGCTGGCTGAGGTTATCGACTGTGATAAGCACACACTGGATGAAAATGACGAAAAGGTCAATCACGGCGAGTTCTTCATCTGGTGGGACGGCGAGAAGTTCAAAATGTCCCGTGCTATGAATAGTCTGGTAACTACCACGCAGGATAAAGGCGAAGGTTATCAGACCATCAAGATTGTCGACATCATGGATATGATGTATGACGACATCAAGAAGACCGCTCAGGACTCCTATATTGGTAAGTACACCAATGATTACGACAATAAGTGCCTGCTTATTTCCGCAATCATGGGCTACTTCAAGGAGCTGGAGAACGGCCGTCTGCTGCAGAAGAAGTACAGCCAGATTGACATTGATGTGGAAGCTGTAAAGACTTACCAGCTGAAGCATGGACTTTACACGAAGGAAGAGCTGGCCAACATGAGTGACCAGGAGATTAAGGAGCTCGATACCAAGAAGAAGGTATTCCTCACAGCCAAAATCAAGATTTTGGATGCCATGGAAGATATTGAGCTTCCTATTGCGATTTAAGGAAGGAGTGAATGACAGATGGCAGATTCTTTCAACGCCCAGCAGGTTATGTCCGGCACCCAGGGCGAGGTTTGGATTGATGATAAGTACATGGCCCAGGTTAGCGGCTTTAAGGCCGAGGTTAACCTTATCAAAGAGGAAGTCCATCAGGTTAAGAAGATGGGTAAGCAGTACAAAACCACTGGCTGGGAAGGTAAGGGCAACGTGAAGATGAACCACATGAGTTCCTTCTTCATCAACCTTATGGCTGATAACATCAAGAATGCACGTCAGACAGTTGTTACCATCGTGGTAAAGCTGGATGATCCTGATGCTATTGGCTCCGAGCGAGTGGTTATTCGTGATGCAACCTTTGACAAGCTGACCCTCATGGATTGGCAGGCCAAAAAGCTGACTGAGGATGATTACGATTTCACCTTTACTGATTTCGACATTCTCGATTCGGCTGAAGAGTAAGATGATTACCCTGCAAGAAGCAAAGCCCTGGGTTGACTGGGGCTTTGTTTTATTTTTGCTGGCATATGATATATGGCAAAGGAGAAGAAGACATATGAACCTTGTTGAAGCTCTGCTTAAGGCAGATGAAAAAAAGCTGGTAGAAATTCCTACAGAAAAAATTGAAATCAAGCGCCTTACTAAGCTCGTTGGAGAGCCTTTTGTTATTGAAGTAAGCGGCGTTTCCAATAAGCGCGTACATGAAATTCAGGAAGCATGTACAATCACCAAGCGGCATGGCAAGACAGTAACTGACACCTATAAGGTGAATTTGCTGTTGATGGTCGAAGGCATTAAAACCAGCTTCAATGACAAAGATGTATTAAAGAAATATAACTGCGCAACCGTGAAAGATCTGTATGAAAAGCTCTTTAATGTGGGCGAAGTAACACGTATCGTTCAGACCATTTCTGAGCTGTCCGGTATCAGCCAGGAAGATCAGGAAGAAGAAATTGAAGAAGTAAAAAACTGATTCAGACCGATGGAGAAGTCAGAATGATGTTCTGGTTTTACGCCAAACATCACTGGCCACCATCGGCGTATGTGAATATGTCACCAAATGAAAGAAGGGTCTTACAGGCTTTTTATCTGCAGGAGCAGAAGGAGCTGGATGAGGCCCAGAAAGAAATTAAAGATGCGGCTGCGAAAGGGGGAGTATAGTCAATGGCCAACATAATAGATGTAGTAATGCGTCTCACAGACCAAGTTACAGACCCGTTGCGGAAAATCCGTCAGCAAATGGAGGAAACTGCCTATGTAAATAAAAGGCTTGGTCGTGATATTACCGATATTGGCAGGGGCATAAGCTCCATAGGCACCGCTATGCTGCCAGCGGCGGCTGCAATAACCGCCACAGGAGTTGGTATCACCAAAACCTTTATGGACTTTGAAGCTACCATAACCGGGGCGGCTGTTAAGGCGGGAGCCGCAACAGATGAAGAATTCAAGCGGATGCGCGACTCTGCAGGGGAAATGGGAGCAGAATTCCCTATCACCGCGAGCCAGGCAGCAGCCGCCATGGATCGTCTGGCAGCAGGTGGCTTTAATGTGAATGAAACGATAGGCGCAATGCCAGGGATTATCAAGGCGGCGGTTGCATCGGGCGAAGATTTGGCCGCCACATCCGATGTAGTAACCTCTGCGTTGTCTATCTGGGACATGAAGAACGGTGACATTGCTGCAAATACTGAGCATGTCGCTGACGTTGTTCAGATGTCGGCCAATGTATCCAAGCTGGGTATGCAGGAGTTTGGTCTTGCAATGCAGTCTGCTGGAGCACCGGCAGCGGCTTTGGGCGTAAGCATTGAGGAGCTTGGTACCGCCATGGCCATTATGAGTAATAACGGCGTTAACGCAAGCACCATAGGCACAAGCTTACGAGCCATCATGTCGAGACTGGCGGCACCACCGAAAGCTGCAGCAGCTGCTATCGACCAGCTGGGGCTCACGATTAATGATGCCAGTGGCAATTTCGTTGGCTTGGAGAACATTGTGGGGCAGATGAGAACTGCTATGCAGGGACTATCAAATACTGAGCAGGTGGCACTAGCTAAAGCCATTGCCGGTGAAGAAGCCTATAATAGTTTGCTTGCATTAATCAAGACTTCGCCGGAAGCCTATGCGGAAGTAGCCGATGCAATCAATAATTCCGCTGGTTCGTCAGCGGCGGCCTATGAGCGTATGCAGAACACTCTAAAAGGCTCTATTGATGCAATGATGGGTTCCGTGGAAGCCTTTGGTATTGCCATGGGTGGCATAATGGCACCTTACATCAGAGAAGCAGCAGAGACGATTAAGTATTTCGCCAATGTGCTTACTGACATGGGGCCAGGACAGCAGAAATTGCTGGCCGGGGTAGCAGCCTCTATAGTAGGTTTTACAGCCTTTACGTTGGCCGCCGGTAAGATGATATCAGTTGCCGGTGCTCTCGTAACTATGTATGGACAGATTGGCATTGTATTACGTGGCAAACCTATTGGTAATAAATTGTTGGAATATAGCGTTCGTGGAATTAAGGCAGCCTACAATGGCTTACCTGGTATTATTGGCCGTGCTTCCACTGCAATGGGCACTGCCGGAACTGCAGCAAGCGGTTTGGCAGCCAATATAAAGGCTCAGGCACTGGCTATCCGATCCATTACCTGGGCGGATGTAGGCAATGGAATCAGCAAGGGCTTTTCCAGCGCCAAAACTACTGCCGGTAACGCAATGAACGGCATTAAAAATGCAATAGGAACAGGCATGGCCTTTGTTATAAACAAGACTTCTGCTGCTGGTTATGCCATGACACAATTTTCCGCAAAGGCAGCAATAACCGGCGCGGCCACAAAAGCTTCTAACGGCCTTAAGGCTTTGGCCGGCTCTTTTGCTTCAGCTGCTAAAGCTGGTTTGGCTTTTGCAATATCTCCTATAGGTATTGCCATGATAGCTATTGCTGCAGCTGCATATCTGATTTACACCAACTGGGACAAGGTAGGCCCATTCTTTGAGAGCTTATGGAACCGCATCAAAGCGGCTTTCAACTCTGCTATGCAAAATCTAAAACCTCAAATAGACCGATTAAAAGCGGCGTTTGAGGTGCTTAAAACAACCGTAGGCAATATTGTTATTGCAGCATTCAACCGTCTAAAGGCGGCGTTTGAAACAGTAAGAAATACCATGAGCCAGCACCAGGCGACCATTGACACTATCATAAATGTCCTTACCACCTTGGCAACAATAGTGGGCGGCGTTGTAGTGGGCGCCCTGGTTATCCTGGCAAATATATGGACTGGTGTGATTACCACCGCCATTAATATAGCAGCATCTGTTATCGGTGGATTTATCCGCGTACTGACAGGTGTTGTCGATTTCATAACAGGTGTATTCACTGGCGACTGGGATAAAGCCTGGAACGGAATCAAAGATATTTTTGGCGGCGTGTTTGATGCCATTGCCGGTATCTGCACAAGCGTAATGGAAGGTATCAAGAGCACAATAAGCGGTGCTATTGATAGCGTGAAGTCTTTGCTTGGCATGGCAAACGGCGCAAGCGTGACCGTTACCACCAGCGAAGTTCAGGCCAACGCTGAAGGTGGTATCTATCCGCGAGGAGCATTCCTCACAACATTCGCTGAGAACTCTCCAGAGGCGGCTATACCTATCAACCATACAGCCAGAGCTATTTCTTTATGGCGGCAAACTGGTGAGTTGTTAGGCGTTATGCCTAGCCAGCAGTCCAATATCAGCTTGAATATTGGCGGTGCTCCTGTTGATCTGTCAGCAGGCTTCAGAACCTTGGCTGATTCACTGAATACCGGTTCTGTAACCAACCAGACTGTTATCAACCATGTGATGCATGGAGAACAGCAGGGGACAGCTCCACAGTCATCTGATATCAAGCAGGATATATCAATCAATGTAAATATGGGCAGTGTCAGCATCAAGAATGATGATGGCAAAGACCTGAAGACCATGGGCCGTGAGTTGGCTGGAGAAATCCTTTACAATCTCCAGAAGCAGGCGGTCAATCTGAATGTGGGGGCGGTGTAAATGGCTTCATTCTTGACATTTCTTGGAAAGGCCCAGAGCCTTGCAGGTGCCTTCAAAAGCATTCTTGGCGGTGAAGCGGAATGCGTTTTCATTCTGGAAGGTGATGGCGGGAAAGTTCAGTTCCCGGTAAATCCTGCAGAGTTCGAGGTTGGCAATCCGTACAAAAACTCACGCATAAATATCAACTCCCTGGGAGAAATAAACATGAAGGGCAAACGGGGGCTTAAAACACTGAAGTTTAGCAGCTTCTTTCCTGCCAATGGCTATGACTGGCTTAATGGCGGTAGCCCTTTTGGAAATGTGGAGGATAATAGCGCCGGTGATCCGTATGGCAATATAGCCAAGATACGACAGATAGCCGAAAGCGATAAAACCGCCAAGATAAGCATATCTGGAACGGATGTGGCCATGGACTGCCTTATAGATAATTTCAGCTATAAGGAGCAGGATGGCAGCGGGGATGTGTACTTCTCTTTGGAGATATCCGAATACCGACACATAGGCCCCGAATCCGGCAAACTGAATGAGACAACAGGCTTAAAGAGTACCATTGCCAAGACTGATGGTGTAAGAAATACCACCGTTGCCAGGGGAATGGATGCCATGGATGCTTCATCCAGAGCCGTGAGCCGCACAAGCTCTATTGTGAATCAAGCCCAGCGTAAGCTGGGCGTTTTTCGTTCACTGGTTAAAAGTGGTGGTATACCGGCTGGTACCGTCATCAGAACGACAGCATCCAGCATCAAAGCTGGTTCACTTGATATTCGTTTTTAGGAGGGATGTTGATGCTGATATGCAGATATACAGATCCACCGCAAACGGATGAGGATAAGAAAAAGCAGGAGCAGGCCAAGCAAAAAGGCGCGGCAGCATCTGCAAAAAATGATTATGACATCACGGATTATATTCTGAAGTATGAGTGGTCGGGTGATGTAAGTCAGGCGGCACGAAAACTGGAGTTTTCCATAGCGCATAATACGCCGGACAAAGATAGCAGCTTTGCCCAGCTTGACCTAAAGCTGGGCGGCTTTATCACATTGGCTGAAAAGACGGAAGACAGCACGGAGGAAACAGAGTTTTTTACGGGCCGGATATTTTTCCGAAAACGCAGCACAGACGGTTACACTGTCGAATTTGCCGCGTACGATGACATGATTTATCTGGCCAAGAGCCACATCAGTATGCTCTTTGAGTGCAGTGTAAGTGATGGTATTAAGGAGATATGTAAGCACATGGGGATAGAGGCGGCTGGCGACATGCCGTCCATCCCTACCAAGGTATCATTCTTCGCGGATGACAAGAGCTGCACTGAAGCTATTCGGATGCTCTTGGATAAAGCCAAGGCAGATACAGCGGTAGGTAAGGAATACAATGCACTGTGTATCAATGGGGCCGTCACCTGCATCCCGAAAGGCGAGATGATTGAGGACTATGTTGCTACAGACAAAACCAATGTCGTAAGCAGCGAACACAGCGAAAGTATAGAGGATATGGTTAACCGGGTTGTCATGGTGGACGAGAAAGGCAGCGTGTGCCAGACGTTCACCAACGCCGATGATCAGACTCATTACGGTACCCTGGAAAAAATCTACAAAGTCAAGCCACCAAAGAAGGATGAAAGCGTGGACAATGTGGCGGCAGCAAAGGCTATGCTTAGCCGGACAAAAGAGGAATCATCCCTGCAGGGGCTGGGTTATATCCAGTGCATTGCTGGCTACACTATCAAAGTTCAGGAAGAAAATCTGAAGGGCAACTTCTTCATCAAGGCCGATTCTCATAGCTTTGAAAATAATGTCCACACCATGCAGCTGACATTGGAATATCTACCGGACAAACCGGAAGAACCAAAGATAGTTCAGCGGTATTATCGTGAGCCTGAATTCAAAGCATCGAAAAAGAAGAAACGCAAAAAGAAAAACAGCAAGAATGACAAATAGGAAGGAGGCGTTAGCTTATGAATGAACAGCAGGCAGTTGATGATCCGTACAAAGGCTTCGCTGACTTATTTAAACAGTTGGCAGCTGAAAGCGGGCGGCAGCCATCGGCCGTTATCGGCAAAATAGTAAGCCCGCCTCCGGCCTTAAAGGTATCAGTCAACGGAATGGTTCTCGACTCCAAATATTTCTGGGTGGATGAATACTGGGTGCAGGGGCATACCAGAACCCACGAAGGGCATATTGTGTCAGAAACACAGCCAAGAGCTGGCGGTGGTGGCGATGCTGAGTTTGCAAGCCACACACACGACATCCATAACGACTATACCGACACGGAAACCCTGACGGATACCTGGAAGGTCGGGGATCATGTTTTTCTGGTGCCAATCCTTGGTGATGACAAAAAGACGGCCCACCAGTTCTTCATCTGGGGGAAGGCCGTCAGATTGGATGGTAATTATGGCTAATCCATTTGTAGCGGGGCCTGCACCGGATAATGCAGGAAGCACGGTGCCGGAGCTTCCAACCTTCAAGGAATATGCCTGGGACTTTGACCATGATTGTTTCCGCTACGATTCAGCCGGGAACCATATCACAGTTGAAGAGAATGAGGCATTGAAGGTTTGGACATATAAGCTCCTAAAGACACCGCGTTTCCGATATCAAGCCTACTTTGATGATTATGGCCTGATATTGGAAGACTATATCGGCAAGACACCTAATGATACGGTGGAAGCCGGTAATTTGTTCAACGAGATTAAGAAGGCCATTATGGTCAATCCATATATCAAAGATGTGATGAATACAGGGATGAATCCTCACGAGAAGACCGTGCAGATCGCTCTGGAGCTCACCACTATATATGGGAAATTCGCAATAGAAGTGGAGGTGTGAGTGTGGCAGGAGAATTTGAAATGCAGACATCGCTCGAAGTCTTAAACCGGCTGAAAGCAGATTATGAAAGCGGGGAAGATGCCAAAAGTGCTGTAGAAGGCACATTCGCTTTTGATACACTGTCAGCTAATGCCCAGGAATTTGAGAAATCATACGCAGAAATGTCACTCCTGCGAGAAGCATCTTTTGTCCAGGACAGCTGGGGCGAATATCTGACAGCCAAAGCTGCAGAGCATGGCGTTATCAGGAAAGATGCCACATCTGCTACAGTTGTGCTGACAATTACCGGTACTGAAGGGACAGTAGTCAGAAAAGGAAGCTTGTTCGCTACAGTGGATGGTATCAATTTCGAGACGGATGAGGCAGTGGTTATTGGTGATGGCAAAACAGCTACAGTGAGAGCAACGGCACAGAATCCGGGTGATTCCGGTAATGTGCTTGCTGGTACCATTAACAATATACCTGTCAGCATCCAAGGCGTAACTGGTGTCACCAATGAAGCGGCAGCTTATGACGGTTATGACGAAGAAAAAGATGAAGCATTGCGTGAGCGCACCCTGTATAAGGTGCGAATGCCAGCTACATCAGGCAATACATACCATTACGTGGAATGGGCTATGGAAGTGCCGGGTGTGGGGGCGGCTCGTTGCATCCGTCTGTGGGATGGTCCTGGAACAGTCAAGGTGATTATTGTAGATAGCAACAAAGACTCCCCAAGTGAAGAGCTGGTGCAAAGCGTCTATGACCATATCATGGAAGAAGCACCTATTGGGGCCACATTGACTGTATCAGCGCCTGTGGCGTTACCGGTAACCATTTCCTTTGATGTTCTTAACGGTGCTGCTGATGCAGAGGCAGTGAAGACGTGCATCGAGGAATATTTCAAGGACAAAGTATTCAACATGGGTGATATATCACAGATGGCCACTTATCCTGATGGAAAAATATATGTATCTTATGCTCAGATCGGGCGTCTTATTCTGGATAATTTTGAGACAACGGGAGTAAAGGATTACGGCAACCTGCTTGTCAATGGAGCTGCAAGCAACATTGTGGTGGGGGCGGAAGAAATGCCGGTGGTGGATGAGGTGATTATCAATGGATAAGAGCTGGATGCGCCAAGCTGGTATTGATATTCTGCGATATTTGCCGGAATATCTTGCCAAAGATGCCGATTTCAAAGCCACCAACGATGCAGACAGCAAAGAACATGAGAGAATAAGACTTGCTATACAAGACGAATTTGACCAGTTCTTTATTAAGACTGCTACTTGGGGGCTGGATTATTGGGAGAAATTTTG